GTATACATGTTAGCCTCCTTGACAAAAGCCAACTTGCAAATGAGTATAATCTATGTATATAATAAACGTTGCGAGCGTGTTTATACACATAGAGGTCTACTCCTGTGCGAGTAGGCCTTTTTTATTTACTCATTTTTTAATTCTAGTATTTTGTTAGCACATTTTATAATAAGCTGTGGCACATGATTAATATTAATCTTTTCTTTATCTTCCCATGCCTGTAGTGTATTTACTACACCTTCTTGATTTAATACTTTAAGGGCTTCTTGATAGTCATCTTTAATAGGTACTTTAATGCATTCAACTTCTTTAAGCATCTTTACTAGGTCATTCCCATATGTAGCACTTGGACACCATTTCCCACCTAATGCTTCAACTGTTTTTGCATCACCTTTAAGATAGCTAAAGTGTCTAGGGTCGAGTGTATCTGGTTTGGGATAACCTTCTGCTCCAGCATAAAGTGCTAGATGATCTATATGGGCCTTAATCCCATCTTCCCATGTAGCAAAACGTTTATGTGCTTCTGGGTCTTTACAATCTCCACCAGTAGGTATTTTTAACCCACATGGATTCTTAAAGTCTTCTGTGAGTACACCACCAAACTTCCCATATCCTGTTTCCTTGGCATATTGAACTATTGCAACTACAGGGTTAATTCCAACCTTAGCGCACTCCTTAAAGTAGATAGGTAAGTTGTTAATAAAAGTCTGTGTTGTTTTCTTAGACTTGGCCCATTCTTGGCACTGCTCTAATGTAGCTGTAGCTGGGCCAAGAATAGATGTTCCTTTAATTACTTCTTGTTCTACCTTAATACCTAAAACATTTAAAATGGCCCTGCCTATAGCTTCCCCCATAAGTTTACGTTCTGCTGTTGTATCAATAATTTCTACATCCTTAGAATCAATAAAGGCACACTCACAAATAACTGCTGGCATGTTTGTTTGTCGTATAACTCCAAAATAATCATGCCCCTCATTATTTACTTTAGTGTATATCTCTCTAGGTCGTTTATTTTGCCCTGTAATTTGATTAATAGAATCTACCATACTTTGTGCAAGTTTAAGACTTGTACCACCTGTAACACTATAAATAACCTCTACACCATCGCCACCACCTGCATTGGTATGGATAGATACAAAAAGAGCTGCTTTATGCTTATTAGCGAATGCAGCTCTTTCATTAATACTTATTGTTTTATCTATATCTCTTGTTTGTAACACCTTAATGCCATTGGATTCTAAGTACTGTTTACAAAACTTACTGATACTTGATACTAAATCTTTTTCTTTTAATCCATTAGCGCATGCTCCTGGATCAGAACCACCATGTCCTGGATCTAACACAACTAATCTATTCATCGTCCTTACCTCCTACAATAGTGTCACCCATACTATCTACTTTATCTTTTGCTATATTTAGTGCTTTAATTATAAAAGGTGGTAAATCCATTCCTGCATGATTTAGATTTTCAAGATTGCTTATAAATTCTCTAACAAATATCCATGCCAATGTTAATGCAGTAAATATGACTTTTGTTGCTACTTCAATCCCCAATGTATTAGCAATCTGTATCAATCCATAATCTAATAGCAGAGATAATAAGATAAGCATTACCATGCCTAATTTTCTATAAATCCCTTTAATAACTAACTTACTTTCCACCTTTTCATCATCTCTCGCTCCTGCTGCATAGGCCCTAGTAAATAAATCGGCAATCATAAGGCCAGCTACTGCATAAAGTAATGGTGTAAAGATGCCAAAGAAATTGGCCACAAACATATTAAATGCAGTAAAAATGATTACTATCTTTGATTTTAAATCTTCCATACTCCCACTCCTTCTTAATAAAAAGGCATAAAAAATAACACTATTTCTAGTGCCTTCTCTATGCCCTATTCAATTTAGCAAATCAGTCTTTTATTTTATTCTGTTGGTACTTCTTCTGGTGTTACGCTAAAGTCTGGGTCAATTTCTTCTTTTGGAAGATACTCTTCTTCCGTTACTAATTCACCTAGTCCACTCTCTACCAAAATATCTGCAACTTGTTGTTTAAGTGTTCTTGGTACTTCCTCAAATTTTGTCTTTCCTAAAATAACTCTTTGTGCGAATAACATTGCCATCATTACATCGTCTCCTTTTGTTATAAATTTATATAGTAAATGCCTAATCCAGTTAAGCATAGACTTGCATTGCCATTTCTGCGATTAATTCTTCGTGGAAATCTGCTGTCTGTGAAAGCACTTCCACTTGTGCTTTTAATAGCTTATTTTCTTTTTCTAGTGCTACAACTTGTTCATTTAAAACTTCCATTTCATTGGGTACAGGTGGTTTAGGCTTAATTGGGGGTAATGGCTCTATATCAACCCACTCTTTAGTATCAAAATTCCATTGTGGTTTGTTCATACCGACAGTTTGATCGCCAATATTATTATCTATAGGTATTGCAGCCTCATTATCTTTTAGTTCATAAGATAAATACTCGCCATCCTCTAAAACTATCACAGGACTTTCTTGTGTCTTAAATCCTGTTTTTTTATCCACAATGATTGCAAAATCTGTCATACTTCACACTCCCATCTAAGTGTCGCCAGTAGTATATTAGTTGCGACTGGGGTAGTCACTCCTATATATTGAGTATCTGTGTACGCAAGACCTGTTATCTGCGTTCCATAAGGTGTAGATACGCCTATCGCACCGTACTTGGGGGTAAACCCCACAGGAACTGCCGCTATTATATAAACATTATTAGGTTGTAAAGGTGTTCCGTCTTTTAGTTTTACAGAGATATAAGCTGTACACTCCCCCATACTGTTTTTTACTATTCTACTTGTGTAGTTAGCGATTAATCCATCCATATACTCACTTCCATAAGGAACTGAAATATCTGTTTTTTTGGTTGTAGAAACTTTAATTAACCCACTCCATACATTCATTTGAACACCATAATACAATTCACCATCATATGTTGTAAGAATAACCGTTGCCCTGTTGCCAAGCTCTCTTTGAATTAGAACAGTAGCGTGCTGAGTCTCCCATTGTGGTGTAGTAGGTACATATACTGTAGCGCTTAAAATAGAGTCATTTCTCATAGATGCTATTATTTCTTCAATAGGAGTGTCTTGTGTAATTCCTTCTCCGATTTCTTCAAAAGACCAGTAGAAGTGTTTAGATAAAACATTAAGTTCTTCTGTAGCTGAGCATTGCTTCCATATCCATTGCTTAGTATTGTTATTATACGAAGCATAGCATTGTATAGGCTCATTATTTTTAAAACCTGTAGCTTCAATCGTTTTTTCACTTCCACTTAAATAGGCTTTTAAAGTGCCATATTGTATTGGTATCGTACCATCTAAACATCCTGCTATTATATAATATCCAGTTTCACTCACTTCCGAAAATGTTGTTATGTTCCCAATATATTTAAGCGCCTCTCTGGATAAAACCTCAATTTGTTTAGTATTAGATTCAATAAGTTTTTTCACAGCATCAATCAAATTATTGACAAACGTTTCTGTCGCATGCCGTATCCTTCCATTATTCATATATTTTCACCTCCTAATATTGTAATTTCCCCTCTATAATCAGCGTGCCTGACACACTTTTAATTCCTACTCTATCCCCACTGTTTACCTTAACATAGCTGTTATAATAGACTTCTCGTGGTGCACTCTCCCCTTCTATTTGTATCTTAACGCCAACACCTTCTTTAACTTCTATGACAGTTGCTAAGGTAATATCTTGGCTCTTAGTTTCTTCTACCCAACTTAAATCCATTAGGCCACCACACTCCTCACATCAACTAATCTTCTCATTTTATGAGTCATTAGACTCCCGGCCTTTAAAGGGATAGTCCAACTATTTTCTAAAAATACACCTTCTAAATTTGGACTAAATAACTGGATAACATCATTTAGCCCATGTACAGGATTTATAAGTGAATTAAAAACTACATCTTGTGTAGTTTGTCTTTGCTCAAAGAGCATCTTTGTTGCTATTGCATCAAGTTCTTGTTTATCCGCTACATTATCCACTTTTACGGTTAAAGGTACTTCTCCTATGGCATAAGTACTAAAGGGGTCACTTGGGTCATCGTTTCTTGCTATGGATACTAATAAAGATGTACTCGGATTACTATGTACGCATTTGATGACATTATAAGTATTCCAAAAATCTTCTTCTGTCTCTATTTCACCACTTATAATACTGGTCTTATCTACTCTATAAATGTGCTTTACGTTTGATAAAGTAGGCTGTCTGTATTTTCTACTTACAAAATAACCGTTCTCATCTACCTCTAATTGCGTGTAGTTAATCTCTTTAGCGACTTCATTAAACCATTCTAATCTATTCTTGCTATCATCAAACACCCTATCCGACCGAAGTACAGCATCTGTCGCTTCTATATTTACTTTTGTATACCCACTCTTAATGATAAAGTATGAAAGTACATCATGATATGGTGTACCTTTCACGAATACGACTGGATCTAGTTCGCGTCTCCGTTGGATAAGTACCGTTAAGTCCATAATACTTGTAGACACTATGCCATTTTTATTTTTAGGCCCAAGCATCATATATTCTCCTAGTGAATTCCAGTTGTCATTTATCACATACCATATCTTAATTCGATCTGTAAGATAATTAATTTTAACTTGTTCCTTACGATAAAACACTTTCCTATCCTGTCCACTTTGAATTGTATAAATGTTGTTTGGTGGCTCTACACCGACATACCACGTAAAACCGTTTAAATCCATAAGATTACATTGTAAAGTGTCATTAGTAACCGTATTGGCTTCAAGTGTTCCATCATTTGCAACAAAAATATTTGGCAAAGTAATAGATTCCACATCCTGATTAGAAGCTTCATAAGTACACACTGCACCATCTGTATCAATGCCTAGATAATATTTATTACTACCATCACTTAACACTATATCCGTATTAGGCGGGTTATCTTCTACTAATCTTGTGCTATTAGGATATTTAAACGTCACATTACCAGCTTTAGCAATAGAATGGGAGCCATCGCAATTGATAGCCCCCTCTATAATTTCTATATCACATTTTTTTATGCTGTATTGATCTAATAGCTCTGCTCTAATTTTCTCTATTCTGGTGCCATTAATCATAGTAAATCACTTCCTTGTAGTCTACTTTAAGGCCTGTACAGGAATAAACTGCACCAAACTTATCCTTATTTAATTGCGGGTTTGTTATGCTTAAAAATAAAACATTGCCTTGCCGATTTCGATACACAAAAGTTTCTTTTCGATCACACATAGTGATAAACTTATCGCAGTCATTGCTTACAAAATTAATGATGTATTCTTCTGTAATATGTTCACCTATAACCACCACTGGATTTTCTCTGCCATTGAGATAAATAACTGTGCTGTTAAGAGTATGGCTCATATCATGAGTATAGTCATTTCGTTGAAGCTCAGCATCTATACAGTCTTCTGGTATACTTACGGTTGCAAGGGTGCCATACGGCAGCCGAAGTCTTGTAGTTAGAGTATTGCTATCTTTATAGGTATCATTTCCGGTTACGCCTCGAACAATATAGGTACTTTCTCCATGTTGACAAGTGTAGTCATAGTATTCAAGGTTAGTAGTCTTAGCAATTACTTGGTCATTACGAATAATATAAAAAGCTTGATAATAATCATCGGGATTAGCCCACAATAATTTCTTGCCATATTCTACATCTTCTATTGAAAGCTCTATGTTAACTGTTTCAATGGAGTGTACGGTCAATTGGGCTACTGCAATCTCAGATCTTTCAAGTGTGTTATTCATAATCTGTACTTTAGCTTTATAGATACCATTTTTAAGGTATTCCATACATTTTATACGATTAATTAAGCCATTTTGCCAATCGCTAGACCATATTACATTATTATCAACATCCTCAACTGTACAGATAAATCCTTGCTGACCAACACTATCCCATGTAATAACAGGGCGATTATAAGCATATTGACTGCTGCTTGTAATTGTTGGCATTGAAGGTTTACCTGCCAATATAAATTTGGTTTTCTTCTCGGCTTTCTTTTCTACTTGATTAGATGTAACATGTATGATTTCAAGGGTTATAATCACTTCACCTGTATCCGTAAATGTCCCAGCGGGTATAATATGGCTCTTTTCTGTGCCACCACTATAAGTATAGCTTCCAACCTTCAACGTATACCTTGTTTGATTTTGGCTTGTCCACCAAACCTCTATGTCCTTATCTTTATCTCGAACTGTCCCATCCGGTTGTAATGCTCCAATAGTAGGAAAACTTTCAATTAGAGTTACATTAATAGACTTAAAATCAGACCATCTATCACCAGTAGCACTTGTATAGGATACTCTTACTTTAAATGTATAAGCCCCTGTAGACAGTGTATTATTCGCTATAACATACTTGTTCTCTTGATTAAGAGTTATTGTATTTAGCTTGTCACTCTCCTTATAAATTTCTATTTCTGCTTTGCTTTGATAGGTGCTATCCCACGTCAAAATAAGGTTATAATCAATATTACTGCCACTTAAAGATAAATTATCTAAAGTAGGTATAATATCTTTTAGTGTAATGTTCTTACTTTGATTGTTTACAAACCGATTGGCATAACCCACCCACACTTTGAAAAGATATGCCCCAGCTGTAAGCGTATTTTTAGGTATTGTATATCTGGTAGCTATAGTCCCTGTATAGGTATGCTGTAAGATATTATCCTTCCATACTTCTATTTTGAATTGCTGCTGATCGCTTGATTGCCAACTAAAGGTAATATCATCTTCCCAGTAGTTACCGGTTACAATTAAATTAGAAATTTTAGCCTCAATGTCTTGTAATGATAAAGATTTTTCTCGCCACTCTGAGTAGTATTTATTTTCTCCATAAAGCCTATATACCCTTATTCTTACACTAGATGGTAATGTGCCTGAAAACGTGTTAGCTGGTATTGTAAATGTTTTTTCTTTATTGCCTTCTCCGCTTTTAACCTTATTATTATTATAATAGCATTCATATTCAAAACCATCCTGATAAGTAGAACGCCAGTTAACAGTAATAGGTTTTTCCCAAAAGTCTCCTATGCTTGATAGGTTGTCAATTGTAGGGTATGTAAATAATGGTTTTAAATTGTATTCAGCATATTCCGAAGTAACATTTGTATTTAAAAGACGTTCTGTTACTCGGACTTTTACAATTACATCTAATCCTGGCAATAAAGTATTGGCTGGGATGGACACAGATTGTGCACTTGCTCCTGTCGTGCTAAAAACAACATTTTCACCCTGTACTACCTGCAACTCATAGCGTACTTGTTCTAAGTCTGTCTGCCAACGTATCATAGTAGGCTGTGTTATATCCGTGTGCTCAACCTTAATATTTTTAGCGGATGCAGTATAGTTAACACTATAGTCTAGTTCAAGATACGGTTTATAGTCTGGTGAGTTTGCATATATAGTACACGTTTTACCATTGTCTCGACCTTTAAAGCCTATCCCATACCTTAAATATGGAGTTATATCACCACTTAAGTATATAGTCTTTGAGTCTATAAAATCGACATCATAAACAGATACAGGTAATAATGTTTCATTGGCTAATTCAGGTTTTGAAGTTGAAGATGCAACATTTATAAGAGCCCCATAATAGATATAGTTCGTGGTATGCGATGATTCTCTGTGTATGTTAACTGTAGCTTTATTGACTGTAATAAAAGCCACAGGAACATGTTCAAATGTCATATACAGTTCTGCCGTTGTATCTCCGCTTACAATTCCTGAAACCGGATTGTTTATATAGTTGCCTCTAGCATCTTTATATTTTGCATAGGCTAAATCTAGCTTTATTTTTGACACCTTCCTCACCCCCTCCTAGCTCTATCTTTTAATGCCTTTAATAAGTCATCTACATTATTAGTTTGTACGTTTAGATTTTGTATGATTATAGGACTATTATTAGTTGTATTATTCGTTTCTCTCAGTAGCTCTCTACTCTGATTAACAGTATTAACCTTTGTCCCTCTCGGTAATTCTACAAGCTCATCTTTATGCACCATGGCTAAACCACCTAAATGGTACTGAGTTCCTGTATCATAAGAGGGATACCTGCTGCTACTATTGCTATTATTTCTATTCTGTTGATACTGTGCAAGTTTAGCGTAATATGCACTATCCCGCTTTTCCATTTGTGCATACTTCTCGGCCTGTACTTCAAGCTCTCGTTCCTTTTCCTTCTGTAGGCGTGCTTCATACTTAGCGAGCTTTTTCTGAATATACTTTTCATCTGCCAAATCTAAATTCTCACCAAATTGGGCCCTAAGTTCCTTCTCATAGTTACTTAATTCTTCATTGTAAAACTTATCAAGTGCCTTATTGATATAACCTGTTGCTTCATCTGTAGCCTCTTTAAGTCCTTCAACGCCACCTGTAAGGCCTTTCATTGTCTTATCATTACTATCTTTAATCTTGTCATTTGTTTCATCTATCGTGCCAAAGGCTTCTTCAAATCCATCCCCTATAAAGCTTGTAAATGCTTCAATACCCCACAGTATAGGCTCTAAAAATGCGCCTGCTAAATCAATTAGTGGACTTAGGATTTTAGCAATGTCTCCTAGTATACCTATAATAGGTTTACCTACTTTTTCCATAAATTCTAACAGACTCTCTTTGAGTTCTTTAAGTGCTGCAATATCATCCTCTTTTACAATACCAGCTTTACCTTGTAACTCAGCAAGTTCTTCATTAGTCATATTTAGAATAGGAATCATTTCTTCACCAGTAGTAGAGAGCAACTTACTCGCATAAGCATTTCTAAGCGTTTGGTCTTCCATGTTCTGTAACTTCATGACGGTTTCTTGCAATACATCTCCTGTACTACGTAAAGTGCCATCTGCATTTTGAATACTAATCCCTAATGCAGTGAAAACTTCTGCACCATCTCCAGTACCATTTATAGTATCCTGTATCTTCTCATTAAAGTTTGCTAAGTCTCCACTAACACTTTCTAAATCAAGCCCAACAGTCTTAAAAGCATAGTCCCATTTTTGAACTTCCTCATTAGTCATTTGTACTTGTTGACTTACTTTATCAATGGTTGTGGCAAATTCCATGCTATATTGGATGCCCTGAATAAACCATTCAATAAGCTGTCCTATTCCACCACTTAACAAACTCCCTAATGCAACATCCAAAATTCCTATGCCTGTAGTTAGTGTTTGTGTCGCATCATTAGCACTTAATTCAGCTTTACCAAAGTTCTTAATATCTTGCTCTGTGTCTTTAATGGATTTTTCGTATTGCTTAACTTTGCCTATAGCATTGTTGTATGTGGCTGTATTGGTCTTTAAAGCTGAATTAGCACTTAACAAAGATTTTTCATTATTGGCATATCTACTCTCTAAGTTTTTGAGTTCTTTATTGAGCTCTTCAACTTCTTTAGAGTTTGCACCATATGTTTCTGTGGCTTGTTGTATCTTGCTTTTTGTATCTTCTATTTTGCCAGCGAGTTCCTCATGCTTCTTTGCGAGTTTGTCAATACGTTTTTCTGACTCTTCAACTTTTTGCTTATATACATCAACGGCTTTTTTCTGTAATTCAAGCACATCATTACAACGTTTTAAATTTGCTTGTAAGCCTTCAAGAGAGGCACCAAATGTCTGAGCGCTTGCTCCTGTTGCTTTAAATTCACTCTCTATAATTTTCATATCATTATTAATGTCTTTTAATTGGTCATTAAAACTCCCACTATCTAAAGCCATTTTAACAACTAACCCAGCAATTTCTTCATCACCCATTAAATCACCCCTCTCTGTGTTTTACCAATTTAACTTATCTATAGGTATCAACTCTGGCTCTTTATTTTCTTCATCAATTAAGTACAAGAAATAAAATAAATCCATTTCTTCTATTTCATTTAACTTGTAGCCACCTTTTAACAGGTCTCTATATACGTTTTCTACTGTATCAATCAATCCTTGTAAGGTTGTTTTAGCCCCATCACTCTCACCAGTTAACTCTGCTTTAGGGGTATCAATGTTTTTGATAGGCTATTGTTGCATTAATAACGAATCTCAATACATTGTTAAACACTTTAAATATTTCATTTGCTTCAAGCCCTTTGTAGAGCTCAGATAAAGTGAATTGATTCCCAAATACTTGACATACAAATTGGGCCATATCATCAAGCAAGTATGTACTTATACCTTCTGATTCCTGCCGTTCTTTGAGTCTTAATGCGGTTCTAAATAGAAAGCCTGTAATTTTATTGCAGACATAAATATCTTTACCTTGGTTAAGTTCAATTCTAATTTTCATTTCATCACCTCAAATTAAAATAGAGGATAGGCTGTGACACCTAACCCCTATACTTCTGGCGCATACCCAAATGGATATTCATACCACTTCTTAATTGCTTCTGCTGCTTTTGAATTTGTTGAGTCAATCTGCGCTTTATAATCCCCTGTCTCATCTGGTATACAAGTAAATACAATTTGTTTATCTTGGAACTCTACACCATTTTCAACCTTACTTTTATAGGATTCTTTAGGTTGATGTGCCTTACAACGGTAAATACATGTATATCTACTATTTTCTAGGTCACTTAAAAGGGATTCAAACATTAAAGCACAAGTGATTGGTTTATCCTTTACACTAAACGTAATAACACCTGTTGCCTCATCTTGAGTACCACCTAAGAAATACATAATTTCTTCTGGTGTAAGGTCTGCTGTATTAATGGCTACTTCAACAGAAGATGTGCCTGTTACGACCTCCCGCACCGCATCACTATAAGTATTTTTACTTTCATATGTGGTTGGTGTAATATCTATACTTTTAACAACCTCAAAAGTTTTAGGTGTTTTATCGTATTTTTTAGTTGTTTCATCCCATTTAACAGCTGTTAAATGTCTACAACCTACTGTTGCCATTCAATATACCTCCTGTCTCATTTAATTTTTCTATATAAGAAAAGAGAATAGGCTTATGTACTAGATTAGTGGCTGACTCATACATATCAGCTCTAACACTCACTAATCCAAACCCATTCTCTTTCATTGCTTTTATTACTTTTACTAATGTTTCATGGATACTTATTTCATAATCTGCCCAAATATCCACCTGTACTTCGTGCTCCATATGTGTTGGCTTATCATTAACATACTCTCTAGGTATGCTCGGGTGTAAGAGGTATGAAATGCTTAATTGTGCTTCTGGATCACGCTTAATTTTTTGGACTTTACAGCCTAGAAGCTTTTCATCTAATGCTTGAGTCACTTTGGCATAAATATTTTCCATACTACTCCCCTTCACTCAAATCTTTAAAGGCATTAGCCATTTCTTCCTTAATGATGCCTAACGCTTTTTCTTTTTCTTCTCTATAGGCTGTGCGCATAAAAGGTCTAGCTTCTTTATCACTTGTGCCATTTTCAACATACCACCCGTGAGGGGCTTCCCTGTCAACGTCACCTATCCAAATGAATTTGCCATTTTTTCTAGTCTTTACTTTGGATACCTTTAATGATTTACGCAAATCCCCACTGTGGTCTTCAAACATATCAGTATTTTTCATACTTTCAAGTATGGGTTCTGCGCCTTTTTCTAGGGCCTTTGTCATAGCTTCTGTGCCTTTTCGGCCCATTTCATTTAGCTTATTGATTAGTTTATCCATACCAACTAAATCTACTTCACAACTCGCCACTAGATCACCTTATCTAACGTCAGCCACATTTCTTGATGTGCAAAATCAACATCTTCAATATGCCCTATTTTATAAAGAGTATCTTGTATTTGTACCCTTAAGTCTTCTGTTATAAGCCTGTTATACCTAATATTCACTTTAACACTTGCCTTGTGTTCATTTGCCTGAGCAGTATATACTTCGCTTCCACTTAAAGGTTTTATATATGCCCATAATTTGCACATTTCTCCCCAGTGCTTTTTATATACTCCTTCTGCATTTTTGAAATCTTGATACTCTAAGAGAGTAATACGTCTATTCCTTTTTCCAATGTCCATAAAATCACCTACTTAAATGGAGTGACAAAATGCCACCCCATATTATGCAATTTCAATTTTCTTAAGTGAGCGAGTCGTTCCGCCCTTTTTAACATCAAATCGCTCTAAAATTGAGATGTTCTCTGTGTCATTTTTTGGGTCTCTCCACTTTTCAATTGTAACTGCTTTTCGGTCAAAGAATTTGACTGCTTCACGCATGTTAGCAATAATAAAAATTTGAGTGCCTGAATCTGGTGCCAAAATAGTCTTATCCACAACCACCAACTCTTTACCGTTAAAATAGTATCTGCCATTCATTTCTGTTACAAGGTTCAGTGGACGTTTTTGAGCATCTTGTAGATTTTTAAGATATGCAAATCCATCTTCATTTGTAAGTAGTATAAGTCCATTTCTCACAGCTGGAACCATTTTATCCATTTCTTCTGCAATCCCCTTATAATCTGTTATAGACTCTAATACAGATGCATTTGTCTTTAAAACATTAACAATCTTTAGGTTTTCATTTACTGTTGCGATTTCTGCAAAATTCTCTTTTACAAGCGCCTCAATTTCAACAGCTGCATCATCTACTGTTTCTGAAGATAAAATATCCATTAACCCAACTTTTGCACATTTAAAGGGAATGTCTGTAGATGCTAATGAGCCTTCTACAATATTTGAACCTTCTGCAATTTCTTGTAAAGCATTTTGGTTCATATCTACAACAGGCTTACTTCCTTCCATGCGATTAACAGGAATAACATGGCAATAACTTTTTAATGATCCAAAACCTTTTTTAATTTTTTCTACTTCTTCAATAAACTGTTTAGGAATAAGAGGTGCATTATCTGTAGTTTTAATAACTGCTCTTTCTTCCTGTGTAATTTCTTGCCCCATAACTTGTTTTACTACTGCTCTAAATTCACTTGTTTCTCGATCTTCTTCATTATAATTTTTCTGTTTACTTTTTTGATTTTCAAGACTTCGTTTTTCTTCTTCTTCTAATTCTTTTTCAATTTTAATTTGTTTTTCAATAGCTCTTTTTTCTTCCAGGGCTTTTTCTGCTGCTTCTACATTTTCGTTATCTAAAAACCCTCTAATTTCAACCTTTTTATCCTCTAATTTTGATAATAATCTTTGTAATTTCATTATTCATTCATCCTCTCTTTTGGTATAAAAAAAGAACTATATTTCAAGTTCTAAACGCATTAACTTTATTTTCTTATCTTGCTCACTCTCTTCCTGTGAGCGTTGTTCTTGCTCAATTACTTCTATATTATCCTCAATCGATCGAGTTTCTATATAAATATCACCTTCTGCTCTTGCTTCTATACTTGTTCCACTGTAGCAAGGTAACATAGACTTATCTATGATAGAGACTTCATTAAGCTTTACATCATCTAAATAACGTCTATCAACATCATTGTCCGTTTTCCCCCATGATTGTTTTTGTGGGACAAAACCAAAACTCCATCCTCTTAACTCGTTATTTCTAGCTTTTTGAATAACATCAGCATCATAAATTTTCGCTTCTGCGTAAAGACCTATATTATCTTCTTTAAGCTTTAAATTTTCTTTAGTAGATCCTAACTTTCTAGTCCAATCATGATTCAACAGTAAGGCTATATCTTCATTTTCTGAAATAGCTCTTTGCCATGTGCCAGCCCGTACTTGTTCTACGAATGTGCCTTTTGGACTTGGCAACAATCTGCTGTCTCTCTCTACTGCATTTACATACCCTTTAATTAATACATAGTCTGCTCTAATTTCTACTTTCATCTTTTTACCTCCCTTCCTAACAATTACTTAATTTATCTAAAATACTTGATACTATACGATTTTCTTTGGTATTTGAAGGAACATTAATACTTCTTTCCTCATACATTGTTTGTATCAAATATCTTTGTAATAAACTAGCTAATCTAACAGCATTTTCATCGACTTTATAAGCTTTACCTACCATACTATCAATATAAATATGACTGACTTCTATTAGTTCGAGCAACCATTCATCTTCTTCAGAACCATCTACTCTTAAATACACCCTTATTTCATCAAGCGTCAGCATTCATTTCACCTGCTTTCCTATCCTGATAACTTGTATTTCCTTTTCTTAAATCTTCAAGTAGTACCTGTCCACTTGGGAATGTTATAATAGGCTCCCCGCCTAATTTTTTTACTCCTACAAGATTTCTTGCATAATCCAAGTCATATACACCATTTTTTACATAGTTTGTAATGACTTCACTTTGAGTTTTTTGATCTACTCTTAGCATTACTGCAATATTAAAGCGTATTTTATACCCTTTGTCTCTATCAGCCTTTGTCAACAGCTTATAATCAGCTTCTTGCTCAAATTGAGTAAAAATAATCTGTAAACAATCACTTAAGAATTTAATGTTATCCTGCTCTTCACTAATAGCTGTATCTCTCAATATACCTAACTTACTCAGTGGTACTTGTAGCGTTGTTGCTATTTCCTCTTTAGAAAGTTTCCTAAGATCTACAAATTGACTATCTGCCAAAGATAAATTAAGTGGCGTAATGTTATATCCTGCTGGAACAGTAAATATCTTTCCATTTGTTGCATAAATCCTACTAAATTTTTCTTGTATCTTACGAAGTTCTTTTTCTTCTTTTACATCGGATGTTAGTTGTACGACTAACTTGTTTGTCAATCCATTTCCAAATAATTTATTTAAATAATCCTGACTTTTTTTACTTGTGTCTAGAGATTGACCAACAACTGTTCTTACAGAACTCCCTCTTATGCCATCCAGTGTAAAATCTCTTAATACAAGAACATCTTTATCAAGTACACTTCCTGTCTCACCATCCACACCTTGCCAGTCCCATAGAATCTTATTCTTTTTATCACTATTTATAAGTCCAGCATTATCAATGGTGCAATTTACAAGCTTTACCGGATATAAGCCATCAATTTTGCTTCCTTTCCAATCAATTAACAAACCTGCAATCCCATAATGTTTCATAAGCATAATAACAGTTTTATAACAATCTGCTGCGCTCATATATGGATTAGGTCTTAATCTTAATAAGTCATATAACGAATGGGTTTTATCAATGCATTCACCTTGTTCGTTTTCTTGCCTTACCTCTAAATTACACTTAGCTATAGATTCACTTATAACTTTTAAACATGAGAAGTATGTACTTTCTTTTATAGCCGTATCAAAGGGACTATCATATCCATTTTCAGAGCTATAAATATTCTTCCAATCATTGACACTTACTGTATCTGCCCTAACTTCAAATAATCTTTCCAGTATCATTGAGTTGCTCACCTGCCTTTATGTTTTAAATAGCCTATACTAAATAAAATCAATGTAATGCCTAGAAAATAGTTACCTAGTAGTAAATTAACAAGATAATTTGTATAGACGATCAATAAATAACCACATAAAAAAAGACTATCAAGAGCTAAATTTTTTTCTTTGACAGTCCTCACCATTCTTTTTATCATATTTTCACCTACCAATCGCAGTCTTCTAAAGCTTCCATTGGATTATAAGGGATCTCTCCAGTAACATATTGTGTATGGCTAAATACTAATGCTACTGCCATATCAATCCTCTGCTTATTCTTATTTTCTTTTATTAACATCTCATCATCAGCTTTTCCTTTAGTTGTGCTAGCACAATTCATATTCCAATCCAGCAACTCATTTTTAACGTGTTTTATATTTCCATCATAAACACCTTTTCTATATTCTTTTGTTGCAGGACTTAAGTTTGTATACGTTTGTTTTAATAGTATTACATCATAATCATTTGCAAGCCTACCCATCATCTCTTTGGCATTCATTGGGTCTGTTACAATACACTCAATCGTACATTCATATTCTTTTTCAATACTTCGTATGTATTCTTCTACACGTTCATAGTCTACTGTCATACCTTTGTGTATTTCACAATATCCAAGCTTTTTATATGCTCTATAATCTATATGTCTTTCTCGCCTAGTCTCCAAACTTTCTTCTGGTAAAAAACCTTTAGAATGACAATAATGTATCCCTTCAATCTTAAACTCAATTCCTACTGCTGTAAGGTCAGTGGTTACAGAAAGGTCAACACCTATAGTTACTTTTTGCCCCTTAACCTTTTCTTTAAATTCTTCCAAGCTAATCTCATGCTTTTTCCAATACTCAATATTTAAGTACTTATTTTCCTCGTTTGTTTCCAAGAAGATATTAAAGTTTTTCGTATACATTTCTTCTTGTTCATTTATTACTTCTTTTGCCCTATCCCTATCTCTTCGTATCTCGTCATAATTTTCCTTTATACGTAAAGGGTTGGCTCTATATAAACCTTCTTCTGTCCAACATTCATCTTTATCTTTGGCATAATACAGCAAACTAAATAATCTTTTATTATCTATAACACCTTTTAATACTGCTCTGTCATATTCTAGCTCCTGTAGCATTATTGAGTCACTTTCAGCATAAGCTGTTGTTGTCTTAAGCGTTAATGGATTAGGTACACTCAATTGCCCTTTTCGCATAGCCTGTATATTCTCTGTTGTTGTAAATGCTCCTATTTCATCAGCAACATATGCCGCTGGTCTAATTGAGTTGTTTTTATTAGCTTTTGATGTTCTAGGAACATAATAACTATTATTAATTTTAAATTTAATAATTCCAATCTCACTATCTGACACAAAAAAATGTCTTTTCAAAGCTGGACTAGCTGATATTAATTGTGCCATAGCTTTTCTTGTCTCTTTAGCCAAATCCCTATCAATACAAATACTATAGAACTCACTGTAGTCTTGCTCTGTAAGCATTAATAGTAACATTATTAAAGCTACAATAAATGTTTTTGCATTTTTACGTGGAATAAATAACACTAAATCCCTATACCTAAATTTATTTGGATTATCTTTATATCTCCATCCAAAGAATGCAGCTATAAGTAAACATTGAAATCCAGCTAATCCATCAATAACAGGTGTGCCTGCTAAAAAGCCTGTGGCATAATTAAAAAGTTTAATTAGTTTCTCAATCTTTTTCAGCTTTTTTTCACTAAAGAAAAATTCAAACTCATCCTTATACTGATTTACATTGTAATCGTCTAAAAATATTTGGCATTGTAAGACTACATCTTCTGTTGTAATTTCTTTACCATTAACTACATCAGTAGCATATTTTAACGCATTATCTAATATCATCAATCTTCATCATCCCTAAGAGCTTTTAATAAAGGATCTTCTGCTTTATCTTTATCTTGTATAATTAAACTAGCCATTTTTGCTCTTGCTTGTGGGGATAATGATAATTCGCTACAACATTTAAAAAATTCCTTAGAATACTTATCTTTTGATGACATGAGTTGAGTGTTTTTCATCAGTGCAGGCTTCTCATTAATAACTTTTTCGATAGTATTGATTCTATCTATTGCTATTGAACAACTTGTTAAGATAAAAATATCTAAATTTCCTAGTATGCCGCTGACTTCTAATTCACCTACAATGAATTTAAATATTTCTTTTTGTTCTTTTGATAAATGTTCTGGCGGCTTTATTTTATCAGCTACACCTTTTAATTTCCCCTCAGCTTCTCTTCTATTTTCAATCTCTTCTTCACTTATATGACCTGTTTGCAATGCTACTGGTTTAATATTGGCCATTTGTATCACCTGCTTTCTGTAACTTTTGAAAATGGGGATTTTTTTAACTGGTTAACCACTCCGGGTTCTCCTTACTGTTCCTAAAAGTTTCACACCCTCCCCGGGGTATACTTTTGTTCATAAGCTTCATTTAATTCATGCATTTTCTTTGTATTTGCTTCTATTCCATCTTTTTCTAAGGAAATATGAACTTCTTTATGACAATCATGGCATAATGCAATACAGTTAGCTTCATCCAGCCGTTCTTCCCAGTATTCTTTTATAGGCTTAATATGGTGTATAAACTCTAACTCTTTAATCTTTTTATAGTCTATTAAACATTTAACACATAACCCATTATACTTACGTCTTATTGCATCTCTTAAGCTTATCCATGCGTCACTATGGTAGAACCTATCATACATTACATTATCTTTTGACCTTCTAATAGTTTTGTCATATATTCTTGTTCGCTTCTTATATCTTTCTATCTCACATCTACATTTTGTATTCACTGGCACCTTCTTGTGACATATTGAACATAATCTATAAAGCATTACCAATCATCCTTCTTCGCTTCTTTCTCTTTAAGTGCAAGTAGTTTCTTATCATTCTCAACCTTATGAGGATTGTCTTGCCATACCTTCTTAGCTCTATTAGTTAAGAAGAACTTAGCTGCTCCTACATCTGCAGGTATATGCTTAGTAACTTCTGATACGATTACATTTTCTCTGCTACATTTATTGTTCTTCTCATCGTAGTACACTTCTTTAACCTTTGTGACAACTTCTTCTTTGATGTTGTACCCAATGGCACGTTTGAATAGTGTCTGCTCTACTTCTTCTACCTGATTCTTATTCATTTCTTTCTTCATTTTGGCTATCTTCTTGAAAAGTGCCAGAGTGCCAGAGTTTTGGGCTATTTTTCCCCTAAAAGTGGAATATCCAATACCAAGGCATTCTGCAATCTCTTTTTTACTCATGCCCTGTAAAGCCCATTCTTCAATGGTTTTAAGATTTTCTTGTATAATTTGTTCAGTCGTTTTCTTCATGTTTTCACCACCTTTTTTCTGGCGCTTGCGAGGAAGTAGCGCCAGATGCATTTTGAAATGTTGCACAAAAATTTTTCTGCTTAAATTATATAGGTAAAAACCTAAGAATTTTATCAAAAACTTTATTTTTATGCTAAAATGCTTTCTAGCCTTTGATAATCAATAATTTGATGCTATTTTTTATATGAAAATGAATGTCGCTTTTCCTATATACGAAGACTGACATTCGTAAAATCACCTTTTAAACCTTATTTTTCAAAGCTTTAAGCATCCATTTGCCTAATGAATGTCTTAAATATGCAATTTATGGTCTATTCATAGATGTTAAGTCGCTTATTTTTCTTTGAAAATGGATTATTAATCTTTTTAATCCTGTACATCTTACTTTCTTGCTCTATGTCAACATATCTGTATGTATCCCTATTCTTTTCATGTGCCAATAATTTTTTTACTTCTTCAATATCCCCACTTGTTTCCATATACACATGATAGGCCGTTGTCTTCCTAGGAGTATGTGTACCAATATTATTAATACAACATTCTTTACCATACTTAACAATCAAGCGCTGCATCTGCCTATGTGTTAAAGGCTGATTAACACCTTTACGTGAAGGGAATAGCACATCTTTATTTTTTTTGTTCTTAATCATCCCTACAAGTTCTGCTCTTGTATCTGAATCAATAGGGTTACTTCGATTTTTATCTGTTTTGCTTTCATCAATGTCAAAGTATCCCTTTTCTAATATCCGTTTAACATCTCCAACTGTAAGAGGCAAAACATCTTTACTTCGAAAGGCTCCAGTTCTGGCAATAACCCAATAGTTGTAGACCCTAATGTCTTCATCTTGAAACTTCTTTAGTAATTTTAATTCTGCTTTTATATCCTTTATTGGTTTAACGGCCTTTCCCATAACTGTTCTCCTTCCTTCATAAGATATTGTTAAATAAAAACGCACCTAGATCACTACATCACTAGGTGCGTTTAAAACGGATATTTGATAGGTTACCCTATCTTTTTAATATTTTAGGAATTAGGATGAACTCAATATTTAGGATGATTTCTTTCGTTCACCCATTAACATCTTAACATGTAAAACAGTTCAATAGCAGGTCATAATAAGGTCAGTATCAGGTCATAATAAGGTCAAAGTAGGTCACGAACAGGTCACAAAAAACAGGAAGGTTTTACCCCTCATCTAATGATATTTTATTATCACCATCTCTCTTATATTTTACTTACACTTGACTTTTTATTTTTTAAATTTTATACTAACGTAAGTTATGAATCAAATTTACTTTCATTTTTATTTGTTTGATAATATAATATAATTAGGATGATTGATTTACTAGGAGGGAATTTTATGAACTTTGGACTTAATGACATCAGAGAAGATTTAGTATTCGGTATTCCAGAAAAAGAACTTGAAGATATTGCAAAAGAACTCGCATCTAAAGATAATCAATAAAATAAAAAAAGGAGGTTATAACCTCCTTTTTTATTTTATTGATATAAGATCTTATCTCTATTAACGTTCTTCTTTTCTTCTAATCTTTTTATTTTTCGAGAAATTTTAGCCTCTTTTCTTTCTTGTTTATCTTTTATTTTACGCCATTTTTTATATACTTTTATTATATTAGTATAATACTTATCACAACTAGATTCATCATCATTAGCTCTTGCTATAAAAACATATAGGTTTTCTACCGTTATAAAAAAAGATTGATGCAAAGATTGGTATACTGTTTTATCTTCAGCTACTCCACTATTAAAATGCATACAAAAGTATTCTAACTTATTTAATAATTGAGTAATACTATCTTTTAGAGACGTCTCATTATGGACTACTTCTACTGGTTCCTCTCCATTTTGTTTTTTAAATCTTATAGTCTTCTCATTTTTTCCATTATATACAAAATCTACTATCATTGATACAGCTATTATCTTTTTTATGTCTTCTTCTGGTAATAATTTTTTTAATTCTAACAAATTAAACTCTGATATCTTTCTTAAATCTATCTTTTCACTAATTATTTTATTTATTTCATAAGTATTAAACACAGACAATATATCACTTATATCTTCTATTATAGTTTCTTGATATAATTTTGCTAGCTCTGCTGCTTTAATTATTTTTAAATGCTTCTTTTGATTATTATATTGAAAAACTGCATATCCTAATGTGGCAGGAATAACTACTGAACTAATTCCTGCTAAACATATCTGTGTGAAAAAGTATAATTTTTCTAAAATATTCGCATCCATCCCGCTTATCCACTCCATCGTTCTCCTCCTCAAATTTATTGCATATCAATTTAAAATTATAAATTAATTATACTTATTTTTCAATCCAATTTCTATTCTCCTACTACTTGACCAAGATAAATATCCCTAAATAAAGGTAAATCTATGTAACTTTTTTGACCTGCTAACTTATCTGCCAACGCTTTAAGCCCATCTTTTGCATATCTTTTACATGTTGATTCACTTAATCCAACTTTTCTTTCTGTATACGCCCATGTATTTTCTTCTAAATACTTTACTACTAACACTTCTTTCCATATAGGTTTTATCTCATCTAGTCCCATATCAATACGATTCACATAATAACTTAATGCTTCTATCTTCTCCTCAAGATCTAACTCAAGTTGGGCATTCTTAATAGCTATTTCTTCTACCTTTGAAGTAGTCTTATTGTTTTTTGCTGGTATTACATCATATCTAATGCCTGTGACACCTGTTTCTCCTTCTACTTTATTTTTGCGATTTTCTTTCATCCTCTTTAACCATTCTATATATATCACTAACATATCCTTATTTGCCTTGTATTCCTCTAAACATTTCTTTGTCTCTTGTAAATAATCTTTCATCCTAATCCCTCCTAAATATCAAACTTTCATTTGCTTGAATAAGCACCAAAACACTCATGCCAAAATGAC